CAGGTTTAGGCCTGAGTCCCGGGGTTTGTGCTCCTCCTGCGCTTATCTCGGGATTAATGGCTCCTTCCCGGTGGAGACGGTGAGTGAAACGTGTAGTGACGTCACCATCGAGGTTCGGTCGTGTGAAATCGATCGTCAAAGGGGGTGTAGGGGACTTGCCGGTAATTGCCCTATAGTAGGGGCTCCCGGAGTAGCCGTTCCGTCGACTGTGCCTCGCGCGCGGGCGGACGGGGCCGTGACTGTGTGTTCGTGCACGGCGGCTTTTGCTCCTGTAAAAGGGAGGCGGCAAAACGGTCCGGTGGACATGGTGTTTTCCTTCCCCCTCGTGGATCGAAATCGGGAAAAAGACCGCGACTGCTCGTCGCTGACGTCTATAAAAGCGAATTGAAAAGCAACTAAATAAAGAGAGAAATCGACATGGCTATAACTAAAGGATTCCCAGTAAAGCTCTTCTGGGCCCCGTACGGGGAGCCATGTCAAACCTTCTTTCTCGGCAATATCTCGTCGAGTTTTCTTCTTTCCAAGAGGCGACGTCTAGTTAGTGGTTCTGGGTGCCACTTTGCTATAGACGTAAACCCACGAAAACCCCCTGGTGTCGGCCCCACCAGGACATCAAAAGGGCCTGACGAGAATGCCTCCGGTTCGTCACCGGTTTTCCCGAACCGAACTCGGGGATGTAAAAATGAGTCGCGCAATGGGAGGGTTGCGCGGGCCGCTGTGAGGGTTCTCTCACTCGATCAGACAATGGAGCGCACGAAAGCGTTACCTCCTCGTATTTTATGTGGTCAGCTTCGATCCACAATACGATCTGTCTTCTCCTGTGAACTGACCCCAGTACAGGAACTGAGTATAAAAACAGCACAAAAGCTGGAAAAAGAATGTGTCGATTGCCGCGGGGCAGAGCTCGATGCAATGCTCAGTAAGTGGAAAGAAGCAAGGTTCCAAGATGTGACGGTTGATCATCGGCACCTGGCCCGCTTCAAACGTGCAGTTCGGATGATAATTCCGGACGGTTGGAACCGCAGGAAATACCCGTATATCCCGAACGGGCATGCCACCATGGAGCACTCTCGGTGCGAGGGGGGGACTTGGAATCGCGAGGAATTTTCGGAGGAGTGCGCTGCGTCGGTCGTTTTCTCTTCGGGGAAACCGCGCATTGTCACTCTTTATTCTTCCGAAAACTCGCGGATCCTTTCTCCCCTCCACGATGCTCTTTATGGGGCCCTGCGGAGGAAGGGGTGGCTTCTTGTCGGTAGCCCAACCGATGCAGAGGTCCAAGGCCTCAATGGAAAAGGGGATTACGTCTCGATCGACTATTCTGCCGCCACGGATAATATTAAGGCGGAGTATGTACGGTCCGTCATCGAGGTCTTGAAGGAAAAAGGGTTCGAGTTGTCGGATGAGGAGACCCGTGCCATGGACGTGCTTGGAAACTTGCGCATCCGTGGCTCTGACGGGGTAGCGACGAGGGGACAGCCAATGGGAAGCCTGATGAGCTTCCCGATGTTATGCCTTATAAATAAGGCAACTGTCGACCTCGCACTCGCCGACCTTCTCGAATCGGGTGAAATCAGCCGGGAGGAATTCCGGCTGCATCGCTGTCTTATCAACGGCGATGACCTTCTATTCCGTGAGATAAAGAGGGGATCTCGACGGATATACCAGAGGATTCTCTTAAACGGGGCGCACGTAGGCCTCGTTGTTAACGTAGAGAAGACAATGGTAGACGCCAGCTGGGCGGAAATAAACTCCACCGCCTTTTACAATGGGTCTAGAAGGAAGAAAACAAATGTTTCGGTCGTAGAATGGAAGAGAGACGTCACGGACCCGATAGGGTTCCTGTTCGAATCAGTGCGGAAGCTGGGGACTTTTAAGATGCTCCTGCCTAGATGGGAAAGACCCATCGCAGAGGCTGAACGTAAAGTCAATATCCCTATGCCTCGCGCCTGGTACAGGGCCCTCGGGCTCGTTCGAGACGCCATACTCTCCGTTCCGTCGCGGCCGCCGACGAAACCTAACCTCTTCCCGGTTGTACCGAAGCCTGCACGGTACTGTCTTTCTCGCCAGGAAGAGATTAGCTGCATCACTGAACGTGTTGCCAGGCTACAAGATGAGGGGAGAAAGAATCAAGTTGCTGAAAAGCATATCCCCGAATTAAGTAGATCACCGCTACGGCTTGGCGCGGTGATTAGCATGAAGAAACCACGCCCGGAGGAAAAGATTCTCCAAGTGCTTGCCGAGGCGTGGGAGACAAAAGAATGGAGTTCCCTCACAAAGGAGCATGAGGACATCGGCGGGTTCGCCTACGTCGATCGAGTCTGCCAGATAGATAAATCCCTTTACGGGACGCTGGTAGACGTCATACAGTCCTTCAAGAGAGAAAGGCGGGTCCGCAGGGGACCTGACGCGGGTGGCAGAGATGCCAGTGCTGTACCCTGTGGTTGGATACCGTTCGACTAACGGCTCGCAACGTGACGGTAGAGACGTCATTAAACATTATCTAGAGTCGTGGTCTCCTGACGGTGGAGACCCCTACCTGC